GCAAGGACCACTTTCGGACTGGGGGTGGCGCGTCCCTTTCGGGGGGTGCCGGAACTCTGGGGGGCCGCGTAGGAGTCAAGCCGCAAAACCGTTTCGGGAGTCGCGAGCAGGCAGCCTACGAGAAGACCTCAGAATGAACCTTTCCTCAAACGCACAGGGGCCGCCGCTTTGGGGGCGCTTTGGCCGGGCAGGAGTTTAGGAACGGGCTTACCAAAGTCTGGCAGTTGCCGCAGAGGCTTGTAGTCCCGAGGGACCCACAAGCTACTTGCGAGCATCTGGTTCAACTTGTTAAACCGTAGCTTCTTGTTTATGCGCTCCAACGATAGGGCTGAAGCCAGACGCCTACATTTTCGTAGGTACTGGTTCAGCCTCATCGGGGAGGTATGAACATGTTGCTTACCCTTTGCGGTGAGCACAAAGCTTAACGCGGATGTCACTGCCTCCCGCTCGGATTCCAGCTTAGCTGAGACCCTGCGGTAGTACGTGTTCTCCGCGTCTTGCATCTTAGTAATTGCTCCTCGACGCTCTTCCTCCTCGACAATGTCCGCCCAGTCATCTGACGGGAACGGAGCATTGCCGAAGTTGGGGGCGTTTAGGAAGGCGCGCCTCCTTGGGAGGTGCACCTGCAGGTAGCGGTTAACGTCGACCTCGACCCCACCACTGGACATAGTCCGTGGTGGTGGTACGAGGCCACCGTTGGCCACTGCCCGCGCAAATACTTGAACTCTGTCCGGAACCGAGAGATTTGGCTTGTAGGGTACCATACCCAGCCCCCCTAGGGGAGCTGGGAGGAAAACCCAACGGCCATACTCTCGGTATGCCCACTCGAAGGTGCTGTTCGCGAATTGGCAATGCCAAACGCGACTGCGACCTTCGCGCGGGACCAGACTAGAGAATGCATCCCCTAGAGACCAGATGCGCGGGGTTCCTCGACGTAATGTCTTGGAGTCAACGTGCATTAGTTTCAGAGGAATGCTGAAGTTAGTACGCACCAGATGGTAGGTGCCGTCCTTGACTGAAGCGACCTTATAGGCCTGCTCGCAGTACAAGAGGCGGCCGTCCCAGGCGGTGCGACCCTTTCGAGTAGCCTGGCGCAACCGCGCGGCGAACGTCTTCTTGAAGTTTGGTGCCATCCCCGTAAGGGGCTGGATCCACTTCAGGTAGAACTTCACCTGGCGGCCATACCAGAGGGCCCCTATGTCATCACCTTTGATTACGAAGGATTTAGGACTTAGTCCCATCTCCTCGCAAGCATAGGCGTGCAAAAGGGCCATTGTAGGCCAGGAGCCTCCGAGGCCAAGGTCGGTCCCAGCCCGTATGGGATGGTCCGCACCTTGGTACCGGATGTACCTGGCCCGAGCATCTCCGGGGTCAAGTTGGCGGTCGCGAAAGAACGACTCGAGCACATCGTGCCGGATCGTATCCGTAGCCGCCGTCAAGTCCCCGGAAAACAGGTAGAGCTGGTCGTCCCGAAGCGTCGCAAAGGGTGGAGGTAGGGTGTCAAAATTTGTCACCCAACCTCTCACACCGGCGCGCGGACGGAAGAACAGCTCATTAGGATCACCGAGGAGAGAACCTCTAAGGGAAGAGTGGCGTGCCATCTCCCCTTTCAGCCTTCCCCCGGTAATTGCGCCTGACAGCGTCTCGCCGTACGAGTGGACGGTTGCAATTCGCACCTTTCCACCCCGTTCGGCGAGGGGCGCCATCCGCGTTATGCCAGTAGCAGGGATCTCAAGTCCGAGCCCGGCCGCCGTGGTGGGCGTAGCCCCCATGGCAGACTGGGCCGGAACGGGTCTCGCGACTGGCGCAGTTAAGTCCTTAGGCGCGCCGGCAGCACCGACGTGTAGCATGTCTTCCCAGAACGCTTTTGCGAACTGGGCGGCAGCTGCAGGAAGGGCTGCGGGCTTCGTCCCGACCCCCGGCATCGGTGGGTTGCTGGAGTCTAACTCCATCTTCCCACCGCGTGCCGCAAGGAGCCGGGACTTGCCACCGGACTTTCGAGAGAGACCGAAACTCGACGCCGGACTGGCGGCGATTCCCATAGGGAACTCGCGCGCCTCCGGTGGACCGAGCGCAGGCCTCTCTCCTTTAGCAGGCAGTGTCCAGCGCGAGTGCGTTGCCGGCCACACAGATGGGGGGTCCCCCCTCTTGGTGGTCCGGCCGCGCCGCGCGACGAACGCTGCCTCTTCAGCCTCTAGGGCCGTCTCCGACGGCTTCTCGAGGGCCCGACCTGCGAACGAGAGCTGGAGGTAAGACCTATGGTCACGCCTCCACTTTCTCGCAAGCATAGAGCCGGGCTTCACGAGTTTATCCACTAGTGACCGCAAGTGCTTCAGCCCTCGCTTGGAATGCCAAGCGTGTAGGCCTAAGGCACGAGCGGCCGTTAGTGCCCGCTTAAGCTCTGCGACGTCCCCCTCCAGCCAAAATTTGGTTGGAGGAGTAACGTACGCAGCAGCCACAGCGGACTTAGTGGTGCCGCACAACGGTGCCACGCACTCCCAGAGAGCCTTTCGGCTCTTGGATATGGGAGACGCGGCCGCCCCACCTTTGTGTGGGGCTGCACTCTCGGCAGGTCCCGGACCTACCGCCTCCTCAGCACGAGAACTACCTGCGAGGTAGGGGAACAGTGCTCTGTGAGTAGCTATAAGCTCTTGCAGAGTCATTGGGCTCGTTCCAAGCAGTTAATATCGTG